ACATAGATATGATGGCTTATGCTGGCATTGCCTACGAGTGTATCACAGACGAAGTGGGGGAGTTCGGGGTATGACCCAAGAAGAAATTGATGCACGAGCGGCGTTGATTGCTGCTATGCAGCCAAAGACTTTTGAAGATCGTTACGCTGAGATGTTAAAGGCAGCATCTATAGTAGAGAACGCACGTGCGAAGGCGAGGTGGGGTTTAATCCCCACCAAAGTCCAAAGAGAGGCGTGGAAGATGGGCGACCCTACACAGAGGATAAATAAAACAGGACGTAGAGTAGGAGGTAAGTACGGATGACAAGACGTAAAACCCCACGGGTAGACCAAACCGAACGTAACGCCGCAATAGTGCGGCTGCGAGAACAGAAGGTTCCTTACAAAGTTATTGCTGGTCATCTAGGTATAACAGTAGGGGTCGTCAACGCAGTCGTACGGAAATGTTTTGGGAGCGGCCAACTTAGAAGAGCGGGTACTCCTGATCCATTCGCTTACGTCAATACTAGGGCTAGGACAGAGGGTAGCACCACTGGTAAAGTATCCAGTATGTGCAAACTTATAGGATTGGATGGGGTCAAGTGGCTTTGGAGAACTAAACCTAAAGACCTCACCTTCGCCGAATACCTTGGTGTCATAGTCAAGGACGTGTACTTAGAAGAAATGGGAGATTAAAATGACAATCATCACACTAGATTTTGAAACCTATTACGATCAAGACTATTCACTTTCTAAGATGACTACAGAATCATACATTCGTGATTCACGGTTCGAAGTTATCGGCGTTGCAGTAAAGGTAGGTAGTGGCCCAACGAATTGGTTCTCAGGGACGCGGGAAGAAACACTTGCGTTCCTATCTACATATGACTGGGCAAACTCTTTTGCCTTAGCACACAACACAATGTTTGATGGGGCGATCATGTCATGGCAGTTTGGTATTAAGCCGAAGGCATGGCTAGATACGCTATGTATGGCCCGTGCGCTACATGGTGTCGAAGTAGGCGGGAGCCTCAAGGCGGTAGCTGAACGGTATGGTGTGGGTGAGAAAGGTACGGAAGTTGTTGCCGCCAAGGGTAAGCGCCGTGCCGATTTCACTGTAGAAGATATGACTAGGTACGCATCCTACTGTGTTAATGACGTAGAGCTTACAAGGGATGTGTTTAACATAATGGGTAGAGGGTTTCCCAAGGGGGAGCTAAAACTTATAGACCTTACCCTACGTATGTTTATTGACCCGATCCTTGATCTAGACACTGGGCTACTAGAGATGCACCTCGAGAGGATTAAAGACTGGAAAGATCAACTGCTGATAGACGCAGGGATTACCGACAAGAAAGAGTTGCTGAGTAATTCGAAGTTTGCCGAGTTACTCAAAGGGTTTGGTGTTGTTCCCCCAATGAAGGTTAGCCCTACTACGGGTAAGGAAACATATGCGTTCGCTAAGACGGACGAGGGGTTTAAAGCTCTAGCCGAGGACGAAGATATACGTGTGCAGGCATTAGTCGCTGCACGTTTGGGCAATAAAAGTACCTTGGAAGAAACACGCACTCAACGGTTTATCGACATATCCAAGCGTGGCCTGCTGCCTGTTCCTATTCGCTACTACGCAGCGCACACAGGACGTTGGGGTGGTGATGATAAGATCAACCTACAAAACCTACCGAGCCGTGGGCCTAACGCCAAGGCGCTTAAACGCTCTATCATTGCACCCGAAGGTCATATGATTGTAGAGGCTGACTCTGCACAGATCGAGGCTAGAGTGCTAGCATGGTTGGCCGAACAGGAAGACCTAGTCACTGCGTTCACTAACAAGGAAGACGTGTACAAAAAGATGGCCTCTAAAATCTACGATGTCCAAGAGGAAGATGTAACCAAAGAGCAACGGTTCGTTGGTAAGACTACAATCCTTGGCGCTGGGTACGGTATGGGCGCAATAAAGTTTCAAGCACAACTCAAGAACTTTGGCACCGACATTGAACTACACGAGGCACAACGCATCATTAATATTTATCGAGAAGCTAACGGTATGATTAGTAACTTATGGAAGGACGCCAACAATGCAATCCGCTTTATGGAGAATGGTTACATACTGCAGTTCGGGCGTTTCGGCGTTCTTGAAGTTGTAGAAGGTGGAGTGCAGTTACCCTCTGGCTTGGTTATGCGTTACGATAATTTACGTGGTGAACAGGGTGAAAAAGGTGTGGAGTACACCTACAAAACTAGGCGTGGCCGAACCCGCATCTATGGTGGGAAGGTTATAGAGAATGTATGTCAGGGCATCGCACGTTCTATTATTGGTGAACAAATGCTGCTTATTGCAAAGCGGTACAAAGTAGTGTTGACTGTACACGATTCTATTGCTTGCTGCGTTCCCTACTACGAAGCCGATGATTGCAAGGCTTACGTCGAAGAATGTATGCGGTGGACGCCCGAATGGGCCAAGGGCCTACCTGTAGATTGCGAAGCAGGTGTAGGCA